GTCGATGCGGACACCCTGGACGGCTTGAACGAGCACGCCAGCAGCTACTCCGACACAATAGAGCAGATATGGACCACCCTGCAGGACTACAGTGAGGACAGCGAAGCGTGGGCAGTAGGAACGAAGAACGGAGTGCCGGTCGACAGCCAGGCACCACAGCACGCAAACAATGCCAAGTGGTATGCCACCAGAGCCGACAGCGACGCCCAGAGCTCGGCGGAGCTTTATACAAAATTTGTAAACGCAATGGGAATCGGTACTTTTTCATATAACGGAAGCACAGGACATTTATATTATAATGCCGCACCACAGGGGACGATCACATTCAGCCTGAGTGACGGACATTTGATGCTTAATTAAAGGAGGAAGAACACATGGCAACAGATCTGGGAAAAGTAGGAATGAGGGCGAGAGGAAACTGGAATAGTTCAAATACTTATGAGGTGCTGGATGCGGTAAGCTATAACAATGGCTTTTATCTTGCAGTACAGGCAGTCCCGGCAAATACCGTGCCGACAAATACAACATACTGGCAGCAGTGCGTGGCAATACCGGCACCGAGGATGGATAATAATTCGATGGCAATCTCTCTTTATGCAAACAAGACAACGGAGCCTTTTACAATCACAACATCAAAGTTTTACAGGTTAAGAGTCAACGCTTCAGGCAAAATATCAATATTAACATCCGACTCGTCGCTCTTATATACCGTTTATTCAGCGGATGGTGGAGCAAACACAGCTCTGATTTACCTGGAGGCTGGAGAGTATACCTATACAACAGGAGCGGCTGCTGGAGGTATCTATAATTAAAAAAAGGGGGGACCGACATGCTGAAGAAACTGGCAAAGCTTATAGACGTAAAAAGCATTGTAACATTTGTATTGACCGGCGTATTTAGCTATTTGTCACTCGCCGGGAAGATTTCCACGGAGCAGTTCATGCCGATTTTTACGATGGTGATTTCCTTCTATTTCGGAACCCAGGTGGGGAAGAAGGAGAAGGAGGAAGAAATAAAGGAGGAGCAGGATGGCGGACTTAAATGAATTTATAGACTACTTGTTCGAGAAGCTGGGCAACATGTACGTCTTAGGAGGCCAGGGCGGGAAGTTCGTGGACGTCCTGCCGAAGATCTGCGCCAGGGAGGAGTACAAGATCGGGCTTGTTAATAATATTTTGACTTTGCTAAATAAAAAATTGACAGCAGGAACCGACATCAACACCCTGGAGGAATACGACTGCTCCGGCCTTTTCATGGCCTACGCCCTTAAACACAATCTTTTTAAATACGACTTGACCGCGGATGGCATATACAGAGCCATCCCGGACAAGCTAAAGGTCTCCAAGGTAAAAAAGGGCGACTTCTTATTCCACGGCACCGCAGAAAAGAAAACGCACATCGGCTATGCAATAGACAGCGAGTGGGCAATAGAAGCCAGGGGCACCGCTTACGGAGTAGTCAAGACCAGGATCAAGGAACGCGGCTGGCAATTCGCAGCAAGACCGGACTGGTGGAGCGAGAAGGAAGGACCGGTGCTCCGGAGGGAATTATACTATAAAAACCCGATAATGCACGGAGACGACGTCGGCCTGCTTCAAATAAAGCTTAACGGCCTCGATTATAACTGCGGGACCGCGGACGGATACTTCGGGAAGAAGACCGAGATGGCCGTGAAAAACTTTCAAAGTGACAACGGGCTGACCGTTGACGGAGTAGTCGGCAAGAAGACCGGCGAAGCTTTAGGATTTATCTGGGAGGGCTAAGGAATGGAATGGCTGGGATTTATAGGAACGCTTGTGACAGCGCTGGGCTCATTGATAGCGGTCGTTATTACAAACAGGAGCAACAACGACAAGATGATGCACCAGATGGAGCTGCAGCAGGTAAACATCAAAGCAGAGCTTAAACAGGCCCAGGCGGTCACGGATACAAAGATCACGGAGCTGACCAGGGAAGTCCGGGAGCATAACAATTTTGCAAAGAGGGTGCCGGTCATAGAGGAGCAGATCAAGGTCGCCAACCACAGGATCGAGGACCTGGAGAGGAAAAGCCCATGAAGATATGCGACTTTACGAAGCCGGAGCTTGACAGGTTCCGGAAGGAGTGCAACTTCACCGAGACGGAGCGCCGGTGTTTTGATCTAAAAGCCAAAGGGATGACGAACTACCAGCTGGCGATGGAGCTAAATATCTGCGACAGCACGGTCTCATCTACCATGAAGAGCATCCGGGCAAAGATAACCGCAGTTTCGGAAGCTAAGCCCAGAAAGCAGGAAGCACCCACGCCGGAAGCCTTCAATCCGACGCTTAACTGCATAATAGATTTTATTAAAAAGCTATTAGCAGACAGCCCATTCTTACCGGAGAGCCACACGACCAAGGAGTGGCTGGAGCTTCCGGACAGGATATCGGTCAAAGATAAGCTTTATGTTGTAACAGATTATAGAACCGACGACAACAGCCCGAGCGTTCCACGCTTGAAGTACGGAGACGGCGTCACATTGATCTCAAAGCTTCCATTTTGCACCGCAGCGATCACAGACAACGACGTCTTGTGGTGGGACCTAAAAGCGCAGAAAATACAATGATTTTTCACAGTTTAAATTTTTCATAACATTTTCACGAAGAAACCTCGCTGATTTTTAATGCGGCGAGGTTCTTTTTTTATGCGATAATAAGCCCATAAAGGGAGGAGAAAGCGCATGGCCTACAAATACACCAACCCAAACCCCAAAGGGGCCTTAATAGGCGACTGTGCGGTCCGTGCGATAGCTTTAGCAAACGGGCTGACATGGGATGAAGCATATAAAATGCTTACGGCTTACGGATACAGGATGAAAAACCTCCCGAATGCGGATGCGGTATGGAGCGCAGCGCTTAAAGATTCAGGATTCAAACGGAGAAGCATCCCCGACACCTGCCCTGACTGCTACACAATACGGGAGTTTTGTGAGGACCATCCGGCGGGGACGTACGTGCTGGGCACGGGCTCCCATGTTGTAGCAGTAAAAGATGGCAATTATTACGACACCTGGGACAGCGGAGACGAGGTCCCGGTCATGTACTGGAGGAAGGACAATGGCATTTTATAACCCCAACTTTTCGGGATACTTCAATCCCAACTATTCCGGATACGTTACACAAGGGCAGCAGACCGTCCAGAACGGCGGCTTTATAACCGTACAGAGCGAGGATGAGGCGAAGTCTTACCCAGTAGCGCACGGAGCAAGCGTGACATTCAGGGACGAAAATCAGCCCTACATATACACGAAAACCCTGGGCTTCGGACAGTTCGACACGCCCACCTTTGAGAAGTACAAGCTCACAAAGGAGACCGCTCAAGACACCAGAAGGGCAGAATCAGCCCCTCCGAGACAGCGGTCGGAGATTTTACCGGACTATGTAACAAAAGGCGAATTTGAGGCATTGTGTGCAGAAATAGACGGCATCAAGGAAGCAGTCGGAAAGATAAGAAGGGAGCTGGGCGATGAATAATATTATAAACATGATAATGCAGGCAAGACAGAACCCAATGGCGATCATTTCACAGCGTTTTAACATTCCGCAGAACATACAGAAGCCCCAGGACATAGTGCAGCACCTGCTTGATTCAGGACAGATCAGCCAGGACCAGCTGAACAACGCCATGCGGATGAAAAACAGCCCGCAGCTTAAACAATTCATGAAATAAAGCGGAAAGCTTTATATAAACGGACTGCCAGGGAAGGAGTGGCAGCCCCTGACCTTAAAAAATTTACAGGAGGAAAACACAATGACAACAGATCAGACAAACATGGTAATGCCCGTGTCACCGATGTACGGCGGCGGAAATATGGGCGGCTTCGGCGGCTTTGGAGGAGACGGCTGGTGGCTTATCCTTTTATTGCTTTGTTTTAACAACGGATGGGGCGGCTTTGGCGGCTTCGGCGGTGCAGGTATGGCAATGATGGATGGCGGCCTCGGACTTTACCCCTGGCTTAACAATTCCCAGAACATCAACGGCGGATTCCGCGACCAGATGATCAACGGAAACATTCAGGGCATCCAAAGCAGCATCACAAGTGGATTCGGTGACGTACAGACAGCACTCTGCGGTGGCTTTGCAGGAGTTAACGCAGCAATCGCAGGAGCACAGAGCGCAACAGCGGCCCAGATGTACGGAAACCAGATCGCAGACCTTGAGAGAAGCTTCGCAGCACAGACAGCGAACACCCAGGCAATCACCGGCTTATCAAGCCAGCTTGCACAGTGCTGCTGTGACAACAGGCTCGCAACATGCCAGACACAGAACATCGTGCAGAACGAAGGCAACGCAACAAGAGTCGCAGAAGCTAACAACACCCGCGACATTATCGATTCACAGACCAGAGGAACCCAGGCGATCCTTGACAAACTCTGCAGCTTAGAGCTTGACAATTACAAGCGCGAGAACGACAACCTCAGAAGCCAGCTCAACATGGCAACCCTGAGAGAATCCCAGACCGCACAGAATGCATTTATACAGCAGGGCTTCAGCAACGAAGTGGATCAGCTTTACAACAGGCTCAACAGCTGCCCCGTTCCTTCAACGCCCGTCTACGGACGCACCCCGATTTTTACATGCAACGGCCAGACACCTGGCTGCGGCTGTGGATGCGGAGCATAAAAGGAGGGAAGGACATGGCTGCGGAATATTTAGCAAACCCGGTGCAGAACGTAGCACTTAATGCACCTTTGATTTTTAACGCTTCTATCCCTTGTACTAAAGGATATGTTTATCACGAGGACGAAACAGGGATTTTTATTCTGCGTGGCATCACTAACGGACAGTGCTTCGCAACATACCAGGTGACATTTAACGGCAATATTGCCATCCCGGAAGACGGAACGGTCGGCCCCATAGCGGTGGCAATAACAGTCAACGGAGAACCCAGACTTACATCAAGGGCAATTTACGTGCCCGCAGCTGTAGACGAGTACGGCAACGTGACGTCAACAGCGATCATCAAGGTTCCCAAGGGCTGCTGCTTCTCGCTTTCCGTTGAATACGTAAGCGGACAGGACGATCCTGCCGAGACACCCGCACCTGTGATCGAAGTACAAAACGCAAACCTTGTAATAAACAGAATCGCATGAAAGGAGACAGAACATGGGAAAATATACAGCACTTGAGAAGAAAATAGAGCGAGAGATTGATGAAATTTCCCGCAAGGATCTGACAGGCCCTTCGCTTGAGATCCTGGACAAGATGGCGCATACCTTGAAGAGTTTAAAAACCATTGACGCGATGGAAGGATATGCGGAGGATGACGGCTACCACTACGACGGCATGTCATACGCCAGAGGTCGCGGCACATACGCCAACAGAGACACGATGGGGAGATATTCCAGCGACTACATGGACGATGACAGCTACCCCGAAAGAAGAGGCAGAAGATGAGAGAAAACATGCTGACGGCGCTGGAAGCCGCCTGGGAATTAAACCCCGTTTTGTTTGAAAACCAGCTCTGGGAAAAAGTAGATCAGGAGTTGCACAAAAGTGGCACAGACACCGCCGGAAGCCTTGAAAAATCGTAATATCAGCTTGACTTTTAATCAAGTTGTCAGGGGTTCGAATCCCCTGTGGCTCAACAAAAGAAAATACCCCGAAAGTGTAGGAAACTAAAGGCTTTCAGGGTATTTTTTTATTTGCAGTTTTAAGCAGATTTTGACAGATTTTAACAGTTTTGTGAGTTGCAAACGAGTTGCACAAGGGCTATTTTTTTCTCCAGAAGTTGCACAAAAAGTAGCACAAAAAAGACCGCCAGAAGGCGGCCCTTTTTACATAACCATATTAGCCATTTTTTCCCGGGTGTTTTCCTTCAAGCTATCTATATGCTCATAGACTTGCAGGATCATTTTATAATCTTTATGCCCCATCTGGTGCTGCGTTTCCTTGAGCGAGAGCCCGTTATATTTGCACTCGGTGCAGAAATTATGCCGGAACGTATACTGAGTGATCCCGGAACCCTTCAAGCCGGACTTTTGAAGTATATGCTTAAAGATAGTCCCATATTGACACTTGTGCATTATTTCGCCCGTATTGCCGCCCAAAACATTATCATGGGGGATTTTATCGACTAAATGTTTTAAGCCCCGCATTACGGCCTCAGAGACAACGACGTGGCGTATTGAGGAGTCGGTCTTCGGATACGAAACCGAAACGGGGATGTTCCCGGAGAACTGGACAGCCTTATTTATAAAAACAGTTCCGGCACGGAAGTCAAAATCCGACTTTGTAAGAGCATAAGCCTCGGCAGGCCTGCAGCCGGTACCGTAGAGCAGGAGAAGCAGCAGACGCTCCTGGGGCAGCAGGACAGCAGAACGAAGTGCCTTTTTTTCTTCTTCCGTAAGCGGCCGCTTTTCGTTTTTGACGTGCCTGGGGAGATCTATATCAACGCAAGGGCTCCGCAGGACCACGCCGTCACGAATTGCAGATTTAAAAATTTGCTTGACGGTAAGCAGGATCATTTCGCAGGTCCGGGGACGATCCGCCCGGGCATTGATCTGCCCCTGGATCATAAGACGGGTGACATCCTTCAAAGGAACCCGAGCCAGCAGGTCAACATGATTCTTTAATACGCTTTCATACATCGCACGGGTGGCAACGCCGCGATTCGCTTTATAAACCGCCAGCCACTTCGAGGCATAATCGCCAAAAGTAACATTACGAGCCAGGAGAAGCCCCTGCGCCTGTTCCTGTTTCGTTTTCATGACCAGGTCGTCCAGTTCCCGGATGCTTCGGGCATTTAAGTATTTACATTTTGGTTTACCGTCCGGACCATAACCAAGAAGGACTTTAGTGCGGTAATAGCCGCTTTTTTGTTTTGTATATTTCGCCATTTCAATCACCTCCCTGAACTACATCATAAACCAAAGCTCCGTCCTTGTATACCAGGAGATCCCGGTCCCTGTTATTTTCATTCACGAGACGAACGACAACGCTCATTTTCGGGAAGTCATAAGCAGGGAGCAAGGAATATATATAATCGGAGTAAGACAGGACGAAGGCCTGTTCTTCTTCCCAGGACTGCAGTCCGTCAGCTTCACCGGCAAGGGCTTTTTTTGCGGTGCCCGTTACACCGGAGCCCCAAAGGGTAAGCGTCAGGAGTTCCTCGGAAGCTTCCAAAGTAAAATTATATTTTCGATTGTAAAAGTATGCCTTCAAGCTATCCTGGAACTGCCCGAGGGCGTCGTCTTTAGTAAATAAAATTTTTGCACCTATAAAGACGGCAAAAGCGATCGCAGCATATACAAAACAATAAGCTATATACTTAGCACGAAAGCCGCCCTTCTTAAATTAACGATTTTAAAATTTCAATGGCTGTTTGCAGGTTTTCTGGTTTTACTTCAAGAGCTACTTTGTAAAGTTGCGCCCGTTTGCTTGCCGGACCTATAATCGGCTCATTAGACACGATAGCAGATACCGGCTCGCGCCCGTCGGCGGAGTAAGTAACCGTTACTTTTGAATTTTCCATGTGCATCAGCCATTCAGGATCACATCGGAAAAGAGCCGCCATTTTTCCGATATAGTCACGATCAATATTTTTAACGATTCCCTTTTCCCATTTATACACTGTTTGCCGAGATACCCCGATTTTATCGGCTAATTCTTCGACACTTAAGCCGGCAGCTTCGCGCTTTTCGTGAATACGCTGCCCCATTATTTTACTCATTCTTGTCACCTCCTGTAAACTATTTCGACAATATGCAACTATAATATAACCCCTTGCGTGACAAAAATCAACCGAAAAACCAAAAAAATATCTGAAAAACCAAAAAAAATTATTGACAAATGACAACTTGCGGTTTACAATGTAGCCATAAATTAACACAGCCAGAAAGGAGGAAAAGATGAGTAAAAATGAATTAAAGGCCGTAATGATACGTTACGGAGACCGCCAGGAAGACCTCGCAGCAGCCCTTGACATAGCTCCGGGGACACTTTCGGACAAAATCAACGGCAAAACAAAATTCAAGCAGGACGAGATCGCAGCAATAGCACTCCGCTATAAATTGACAGCAGAAGACATCCAGAGGATTTTTTTTGCCGAGACTGTAAACTAAAGGCGACACAATTGTAAATCGAGAGCAACAAAGGAGGGGCAATGGGAAGCATAGTCAAAGCTAACATTTTAAAAGATTGTATAAAAGCCACATCCCTGAAAGAACGCGGCTTCTCACGCTGGCAAATTCAGCAGCTATGCCACATGGAAGGCTCGCCGTTCTACCAGATAATCGAACGAGGGGCATGGTTCGTGGATTTAGTAAAACTTGACAGATTTCTGGACAAATTAGCAAAGGAAAAAGGAGACAGCACATGGACGACGACAAGATGACCTTAAAAGACATAATAGCACTTTTTGCATTTATCGGAGTAGGCCTCGGACTTTTGATGATGGTCGGGACTTGCGGAGCAGTAGACCAGGACAAGATCACCCTGGGAGAGTCCGCGGGAAGGATTCTTAAATGGCTGGCGGTTTTTTCCGTTTCCGCGGTCATATTAGTGAGGATCCTGAAAGAGGAGGATGAATGAGCAAGATCAAAATGGTGACATACCGGAGCAGGAGCGGATGGCTTGAGCACCGGACGGGCATCGGAGGAAGCGACGCAGCATCCATTCTGGGACTTAACCCGTGGACCACTAACCTGGATATTTACAACTACAAGACAGGACGAGACATCCCGCCTGACATTTCCCAGAAGGAAGTCGTCAAGTTCGGACACGAGGCCGAGGCTTCAATCCGCAGGCTTTACGCTTTAGACCACCCGGAGATGAAGGTCGAATACAAGGCAAACAACAGCTGGACGAACGATGACCTGCCCTGGGCGCAGGCTTCCCTGGACGGATGGCTGACAGATAAAGACGGACGCTTCGGGATCCTTGAGATCAAAACGACGGAGATCATGAGGGACCGAGACTGGGACAAGTGGAAGGGACACATCCCGCAGAATTATTTCTGCCAGACTTTGCACTATATGGCGGTATTAGAGGCGCAGTTCGTAGAGCTTCGGGCTTATATAAGATACCACAGCCAGGGCGAGAAAAGGATCGCAATCAGAGACTACCACATCGAAAGAACGGACGTGGCGGAAGATATAGAGTTCCTGATTGAGAAGGAGCGGGACTTCTGGGAAAACCACGTCGAGAAGAAAATCCCTCCGGCTTTAATATTGCCGGAGTTGAAATAAATAAAAACACACATCCAAGGAGGACAAAAGATGGAGTTAAAAATTAATTCCTACCAGCTTCCGGAAGCCATAAGCTTCAATTTTGAGGAACTGAAGAACGAGCTGCAGGTGAAAACGGATCAGTATACAAAGCTGGTCTACACCGACGACAACATCAAGACGGCGAAGGAAGACCGGGCAGACCTTAACCGCTTGAAGAAGGCACTCAACGACGAGCGCCTGAGACTGCAGAGGGAATACATGAAACCCTTTGAAGGATTTAAGAAGCAGGTCGACGAGATAATCGGCATTATTGACCGGCCGGTGCTTGCGATCGACAGACAGATCAAGGAATACGAAGCCATCAAGCAGGACGAGAAGAGAGCTGCTATAGAATCCATGTTCAAGGATATGCTCTTCCCTGAGTTTGTGAAGTTGGATCAGAAGATATTTGATCCCAGATGGCTCAATGCTACCGTCTCCATGAAGCAGATTGAAGAGAGTCTCCTGAAGACTAAGGAAGACATCATCAAGAACTGTCAGACACTCGCAGGACTTCCGAGCTATTCCCATGAAGCAGTTATCTACTACCAGAGGACACTTGATGTTACCGGAGCACTGGCAAAGGTTAGGGAGCTGAGTGAGATTGAAGCTGCAAAGAAGAAGATGCAGGAAGAAGAACGGCATCTTGTACCTATGCCGGGCGCAGAGAGATTAGCAGAGCTTAAGACCGAGTATCCGACCGAGATACCTGTAGCACCTGATCCGAAGCCCGAAGAACCTCAGATGTGGGTACAGTTTGAAGCTCTTCTTAACAGTACCCAGGCAGCAGCACTTAAGGCATTCTTTAACGCAAACGGAATCGAATTTAGACCTATAAAGATTAAGGAGGATAAATAAATGGCATCAGTATCAAACAGTTTAACAAAGGCAAATCAGAAAATGGGCATGACAGCCTACTTAAATCAGGACGCAGTTAAGCAGCAGGTGAACTCGATTTTAGGATCTAAAAGAGGTACATCCTTTATCACTTCTGTAGTTTCAGCAGTACAGGCTACACCTACTCTTCAGGAATGCACAAACTCCTCAATATTATCCGCAGCATTACTCGGAGAATCACTTAACCTTTCCCCTTCGGCAGCACTTGGGCAATTTTGGATCATACCCTACAACAATAAAAAGAAGGGTGTAAAAGAGGCACAGTTCCAGCTTGGAGCAAACGGATACAAGCAGCTCGCAATGAGGACAGGCCAGTACAAGGACATAGACTTCATTGTGATCCATGAGGGTGAGTATAAGGGCCGTGATAAGTTTACCGGCAAGCAGATGTTTGAGTTTATCCAGGATGATGATGAGAGGGAAGCTCTTCCGGTATCCGGATATCTGGCATACTTTGAGCTGAATAACGGATTCAGGAAGTCCGTTTACTGGACTAAGAGCAAAATGGAGAAACATGCGAGCCAGTATTCCCAGGCATTTGATCTTGAGACTTACAAAAAGATCAAGGCAGGGCAGATTCCACAGGCTGATATGTGGAAGTATTCCTCATATTGGTACTCCAATTTTGACGGTATGGCAGAAAAGACACTTATCAAGCACCTGCTTTCTAAGTACGGTATCCTCTCAACAGAGCTGATCCAGGCCGTAGATGCTGACATGGCAGTTATTAACGAGGATGGCTCAAAGAATTATGTAGAAATTGAAGAGGTTGAGACCGTACCGGTACCCGAGGCCAAGCCTGTACAGGAACCGGCAAAGGCAGAATCTCCTGCCGAAGATCCTGCTGCCGCACTCTTCGGAGGTAAATGATGGTTATTATCACACAAAACAAGCAAGCTTTATGGAATTTTGACGATATTTCAAGGATTCATGTTACCGGTAACGGAACCGGACTTCAGGCAGTCGGTAGGAATGGAGCCGGAGGGGAAATCGCAAAATATAAGAGCCGTGAACAATGCACTTTTGTTTTGGGAATGCTTGAAAGTGCCATAGCTGCGGAAGAAAGAACTTTTGCATTTCCTTCGGTAGAATCCATCCAGCACAATATGATTCACCGTTCGTCCGGTGGTGGTTCAAGGCATGGAGGGAGCTAATGGAAAAAAATATGCGGAATATCCGCAATGAGTTCAAAAAGAACGGCATTTTCTATACCACTACGGAGCTTGCAGAGACCTTAAAGAGATATGTCGATTATCAGCCAACGGCTATTTATGATCCGACTTGCGGACAGGGGAACTTGTTGTCGGTGTTTGATGACAATATCCCCAAATACGGTCAAGAGCTTTTTCCCGATGAGCTTGAAAAGGCTCAGGAGAGATTAAGGAATTTTACCGGATATGCAGGGGACACGCTGAAGGATGACGGCTTTAAGAATCTAAAGTTTGACCTTATTGTAGCAAATCCACCGTTTTCAATCAAATGGGAACCGAACGAGGCGGATGAACGGTTCAGGGACGCACCTTGCACCGCTCCGCCAGGGAAGGCGGATTATGCATTTATGCTGCATATACTTCACCATTTGAAAGACAACGGCAAAGCTATTTGCCTTGAGTTTCCCGGAGTCCTTTATCGAGGACAGAGAGAAGGCAAGATCAGAGAGTGGCTGGTAAATAATAATTGGATTGAAAGAGTGGTGCACATTCCGGGTAATACCTTTGTAGATACTACAATAGCGACCTGCATAGTTGTTTTTAACAAATCCAAGAATACAACAGATATTATTTTTGAAGATCGGGAGCTTCAAAAGGAAAGAGTTGTCAGCATTGATGAAGTCATTAATAACGGTTATGCACTTAGCGTAAGCAATTATATCGTAGAAGAAACCCAGAAAGAAGAGATAAACCCAATAGAACTTGCATTTGTAGCACGGAAAGAGTTCTTAGATAGGCTTGAAAGAGAACTTAAGTTCGAGACAACAATATGCCAGCTTGAAGGTTTAAGTATTAACCCGTTTATTGAAGAAATAAAGAGGATAATCATGAAATATGTTGAAAAGTCGGTTAAACCGCAGGTGATTGAATCACAAATGACAATAGATGAATGGCTAAATGGAGGTAAGTAATGGCCTGGAGACATTACGGTAACAAGTATGGCAATCACAAAGTAGTGGTGGATGGCTCCGTATATGACTCGAAGAAGGAAGCGAGAAGGTGGCTCGAACTTAAGTGTTGGGAATCTCATGGAGTAATAAAAGACCTGGAAAGGCAGAAAAAGTTTATCCTGATTCCTGCACAGTTCGAGCCGGATATCATAGGTCCGAGGGGCGGTCGCAAACGCGGCAAGCTCCTCGAACATGAGGTAGCTTACTATGCTGACTTCTGCTATACGGATGCGAAGACCGGGGAATACATAGTCGAGGATGCCAAGTCTCCGGTTACACGGACCAAGGAGTACATAATCAAGAGAAAAATGATGTTATACATCCATCACATAAGGATCAGAGAGGTATAGGCATGGGTGATAATGGTTGGATATCTACATATCGGTCAATCAGAGAAAATTGGGTATGGGAAGACAAGCCCTTTGCAAAAGGTCAGGCTTGGATGGATCTTCTGCTTAGGGCTAATCATGAGGATGTTGTCAAAATGGTAAAAGGTAGGCCGCATAAATTTGAAAAAGGAACGGTTTCTATATCCCAGAGGAAGTTGGCAGATGCCTGGGGATGGAGCAGAACCAAGGTAATCCATTTTTTGCACGATTTAGAGACCACCGGCATGATAGAAAAAAAGACCACTGATTATACCACCATAAGGCTTGTAAATTGGGACAAATTTCAAGAAGTGAAAACCAAAAAAAAGACCACTCATAATACCAGTGAGCAGACCACTGATAATACCACTGGCGATACACTAAACAATAATGATTTAACAATGAATAACAATATAAAGAGAGGGAACTTCGTTCCACCTTCCCTCGAAGAGGTGGCTGCTTATTGTTCTGAACGGAAGAATGGAATAGATCCTGAGAGCTTTATAGCCTTCTATCAGTCTAAAGGCTGGATGATAGGCAAGAACAAAATGAAGGACTGGAAGGCAGCAGTACGGACTTGGGAGCAGAGGGAAACAAAGACTAAAAAGAAGGAGGATGAGATAGATGCCAAGCAAAGGGCAGAATACGGCAATCACTGGACAGACCACTTCCTCGACAACTAATAACTGCGAGAAGTGTGGCGGCACAGGAATGTATATGTTTGAGCAGAAAATGTCAGATTACTGCCGGGAGAATGGATTACCTAATATCTATGGTAATCGTGAGGACTTTACCACATGGGTATCTAAAAAATGCCCGTACTGTCAGGGCGGACTTGTCGGGAGAGCGGTAGAAGCCAAAAAGTCAGCTGACCTTCCTACAAGCTTCTACGATAAACGCTTAATAGACTTTGACTGGAATGTATATGTCAGGGATGACGGTACCGTGGAGAACACTCTCGACAAGCAGAGAGCTGTAAGGTCATTTGTAGACCAGTTCGAGATCTGGGAAGATAAGAACGTAGGCCTTTATATCTGCGGAAAGACTAAAGGGTGTGGAAAGACATTCTTAGCATCCTGTATCTGTAATGAGCTTATGAATACCAGGGCGATCAAGACAAGGTTCGTGAGGGCATCGGAACTGATAGACATAAACCAGAGCGGAGACAAGAACTCATTCAATGAATACAAGCGCAATCCCATGAAGCTGCTATATGAGTGCAAGTTTTTAGTCATTGACGATCTGGGACAGAAGAACACCGGCAACGAGTGGCTCGAGGATATCCTTTTTAAGCTGCTTGATTACCGGATGACGAATAAGCGCATGACACTAATTACATCAAATATCGATATTAAGGACCTGAACTTCAACGAGAGGATAATAGACAGGTTGGATAAGATGTGCGTTCCCATGCACCTTCCTGAGATAGCAGTCAGGACTAAGGAAGCAAGGGAGAACCGCTCGGAGCTGTTCAAAGAGCTGGGGCTTATAGGCCAGAAAGGAGCCGAAGATGGCAAAGAAGATCACACAGAGGGATAGAGTGCTCCAATATATTATGGAGCATGGACACATTACATCATATAAGGCTTACAAGGATATAGGCTGTACACAGCTGGCAACCAGAATAAGCGAATTGAAGGACAGAGGCTTCAGCTTCAGGAAGGAACGAGTAAAGACAGTCAATATGTACGGAGATCCGACACATTATAACATGTATATACTTGTAAAGACGGGGGAAGCATGAGAAGAGTGATTATTATCTGCATTATGTTCCTGATCCTGCTGCCGGTGATCCAGACGAAGGCAAAGACCAAGAGACCGGAGCTGACCTTCGAGGAGACGGTAGAGACCATGGTAAGAGAACATAAGATCATGCTGGACCGATTGATAGCAGCATGGGAGCACCGGAAGGAAGAGGTCAACCTTTTAGCAGAGGTCATATACTGGGAGAACTGGCACACCGACAAGGAGCACCTGGCGGCATATTACACCGGAGCCGTAGTCATGAACAGGGTGAAGTCTAAGGTATGGCCCAATACGGTAAAGGACGTTCTTTATCAGAAGAACCCGATCCAGTACAGCACCACAAGCAAGTTCTTTACCAAGGAGATACCTGCCGAGTGCTACGAGATGGCAAGAGACATATATCGGAACGGTACACCGGATGTTCCTTATGATGTTGTTTTCCAGGCGACCTTTAAGCAGGGATGGGGAGACTGGATAGATCCAATAAACGGTGAGCATTTTTGTTATGGGAGGGCATGATGGAAGGATTAATAGATAGGCAAAAAGCAATTAATAAAATTGTTTTCGGAATTGATGACAAGGCATATTTTGGAGATGCAGATATAGACTGGAAAGTTATAGACTTCTTGAACTCTTTATCCTCCGTCACACCAGAGGAAAAGACAGGGGAGTGGATAGGAGATGCCAAAACATACTATGAAGAACTGAATAAAAGAGGTTTAGGCGTTGATGAGTACACTCCGTATTTTATGGATGATATAGCATGTTCGGAGTGCCTTGCAAAGTATAGCATGTTAGACAACGAAACACAGTTTTTCAAGTATTGCCCTAACTGCGGAGCAAGGATGCAGGAGGTAGAGGAAAATGGCTAAACTTCCAACATACGAAGAACTGGGTAAAAAGATAGCAGAAGAAGCACTTGATGGATATATCTATAAGGGCAAGACATTGAGGGAGTGGGTAGACATATTAGCACAAACAGGGTGGATTCCTGTTACAGAAGATGCTCCCCAAAAAGGAATTATATGCTTGTGGTGTAATAAGCAAGGAAGCGTATTTATTAGTGCAATAACTTATCGTTCAGAGAGTAGTAGTTATGTTGGAAAACATGGATATTTTTCTAATGGATTAGAAAATTATGGGGATATAGTAGCATGGATGCCGTTACCCGAACCATACAAGGCAGAAAGTGAGGATAAGGAATGACGGAGCAGCTGAGCATATTTGACTTTCTGGGAGAGTTCGCTAACATGCCGGAAGAAGAAATGGTGTGGAGAATAGGGCAGAAGCTTGGAATCAAGTTTACTCAGGAAGTCCTTCCGAAGGATAGCTATTACTTTCAAAGTGATTATGAAAGATTTGAGTACAAGCGTAAAGGCTTAAAGCTTACTGTCGGATATTTAAAGGACATAGAAGGAAAGGTTTTTATATCTGCCGGATACAGCTGCCGGACATGTGGTGGCGGCAGTCCTTGTTATAGCATAGACGAAGCTACGAGATACTTGGAAAAGATATTAGAGAGGTATGGGTAATGGACGAATACATAGAAGACCTGAAGGAGATATACGAGGAGATATGGGGATATGACATTCCAAGCCCGACAGTTCCAGAGTACAGAGAGCACCACGAGCAGTGCCAGGAGCTGCTGGCGTTGATAGATAAAAAGCTCAAGGAGGTCGAAGAAGGATGAAGGCCAAAGAGATCATCGACAAATGCACCGTGCTAAAGCTTAAAGCAATATGCCTGGATAATAATTTTAACGAAAGCAATTACCAGTGGGAGCTGGGCGCAAAAATAATACAAGAGCTTGAAGCAGAAAACGAAGCCTTTTTTATGGGTAAATGCATAATTTCGCAGCTTTTAGGGATTCCGGTGAGAATTAACACTGTAGATCCCGAACGCATCAAGTTATGGAAGGAGATCAAAACGTGAAAGTATTATACGAATTAGACTTAAACGACATAATCAGGATCGTGGCCGAGAAGTACGGAGTGCCGCAGGAGAAGGTCAAGAAGACCAACAAGGACGGTTTAAATTATTTGATGATTGACATGAGCACGACAGAGACACCGGGGCAATTAGAGCTTTTTAGATCGGGACGACTGCCAAAAGATAAAATGAAGCAGATGCACGACTTAAGCATGGAGATGTTCCATCCGAAGAAGGAAGAACCGGCACCGGAAACATTGACAGTAAATGTGACAGCTCCGGCGGAGGATATAAAAAGATTTATAGACAAAGAAGCAGAAGAAGTGAAGCCGGTCAGATACGAAGATCCAGACGAAGCAGCCGAGGCCAGATACAAAAAGATTACGGATGAGCTTTTGCAGGAATACATCGCAGCAGAACGCACCATCCCGCAAATCTGCAAGGCTTATGAGCTGACCGACAGCAAATACTCCGCCAGGCTATACAAGAGAGCTGAAAAGTTCAGATCGGAGGGAGCCAGGCTCGGAAGAAGAAAAAATCAGGAAGAGGCTGGGGAAAGCAAACAAACCGTTTGAAGAACACGACATAGAATACTATATATGCCCGGTATGCAACAAGAAGTTCACGCTTTACGGATGCAAAGGCTGGGCATACAAGAAGAAGATCAGGAACCAGGCAGCATATAATTATTTTTGCGATTATAACTGCATGAGGAAAGCCGAGAGGATCCTGAACGGCACAAACTAAGAACCCAACCCGGAAAGGATGAGAAATAAAAGCATCGCCCGTCTAACGCAGAAAATCAAAATATTATATCACACACAAACAGGGCGTTGCTGCACACAAGGGCGGTCAGCGATGGCCGCCCAGGAAGGAGAAGGCATGGCAAACGAATTAAACAAAGTAATCTCCAGCACAGCAAGCATTCTTGATAATTTACTACTATTACGAGAAATACTTCGAACCGGTGATTGTAATAATTGCACGAATAAAAAATGCGGCTATATGCCCCAAATAGGCCAAATCGTTAGATATAACTGCCCATTTTATAAGTCGGACAGGGAGGAAAAAGCATGACAGAGGGAGAGCTTAACCTTTATAAAAACACATACAATGCCGGCAAGAAGGACGCGCTGGAAGAGTACGCAGACAGAATGAAAAAGAGCTTAAAAAGGATATACGGAGAGGACGACGTCCCGATGAAAAACATATTTGAATTATTAGATCAATACTTGAAGGAGGCGCTGCAGGGATGAGAGCGGAGGAGAAGAAGGAAGCAATCAAAAGGATCCAGGAGAGGATCCTGAAGCACGGGATCCCGATGGACGCCAAGACCTGGGACGACAACCTGGCCGCTTACGTAGGCAAGATGCTGGAGGAAGAGCTGCAGGAAGACGAACCGCTCGGAACGATACAGGGGACAGACTTCGATCACTGCCCGAGGTGCAATGGCATAATAGGTCAGAGCGCTTTTTATTGTAAGAGATGCGGAGCCATGATCAGGGAAGGAGGAGAATGAAAAAAGAAAACCTTTTCAAGCTGTGGGCTTACGACGCAGAAGCCAAGATGTGGGCAAATGGCAAGGACCAGATCCCGGAGAGAAGCATCGAAGCCATAGAAGCCATCCAGAAGAAAACGGAAAGCATGAGGGTGGAGCTTTACCAGTACATCGCCACAGTTGAGGATCCATATTACAGAGTGCTCCTGAATTATAGATGCATAGAGCGCAGGGCATGGAAGGACATCGCAAAGATCCTGGGAGGATCACCGGAGAGCCACAGGATGGCACTCAGCCGGTTCTTGAGCGAGAATTAAAAGTCGTTCGTTTTGTTCGACTTGTTCCCTCGACTAAGAGACAATAAAGAAATACAATAGAGACGGATGTGTGAGACAAAACCCCATTACTTCATCAGGAGGCGGGTGCAGACAACGCATCCGTCTCCTACTCCATTTATAGGGGAGGGATACCGATGGCACAGCCATGGAGCGAAGCATTTTACCATTCGCCGGAATGGATAAAGGTCCGGGAGTTTGTACGGATGCGAGACCGCTATACTTGCCAGAAATGTGGAAGACCGATGCAGGAAGTGCATCACAAAAAACATTTAACACAAGAGAACATATGGGATCCAAATATCACACTTAACCCGGATAATTTAATTTCACTTTGTAGAGATTGTCACTTCCGACAGCATGAGGAAGATGCAGGACGCACAGCAACACCTGCAGGCTTTCATTTTGACGACAAGGGGCAGTTAGTAAAAGATTGAAACCCGCGAAAAGCAAAACCACAGTCCGGACGCATCTCAGGGTGAGCTCCTGAGCGGATAACCTGCCAAAGGTTGAGGACGTACAGAATGGGAAAGTTTATCGCACACGATGAGAAATGGATCACCGAAAGAGTCCGGGAAGTTGCGCCGGGCTTTGAATACTTGAGAGGATACCAGACCATCGACAAGAAGGCATGGATCCGATGCAGGAAGTGCGGGAATGAGACTTACACTTCTATGCAATTCTTAAAGAAGGACAAATGGAAACCTAAATGCCTGAAATGCCAGAAGGCTGAGACAATAGAGAGAAACAGGAAGAAACGAGAAGAGATACAAAAGACCAGGAAGCTGCAGCACGATCAGGCAAGACAGCAGAAGAAGGTCGATGAGCTACTCGCAAAGGGGACGCAGGCACACATGAGCATCTGCCCGAGATGCAACACTTTGTTTATTCCAAGGAGACGGGGGCAGCAGTACTGCACCGAGAGGTGCGGGAGCCTTGCACATTATGCCCTCAAAAAAGACCGCCGCCTTAAAAAAATGCGGGAGGCTTTAATCGATAAAGGAATCACCCTGCGGGGGCTATACCAGAGGGACAACGGCAAGTGCTGGATATGCGGCAAGCCTTGCGACTATTCCGCAGGAATAAACGCGAACAATTATCCGAGCATCGACCATGTAAGACCTTTAGCAAAAGGCGGAAAGCATTCATGGGACAACGTGCGACTTGCTCATCGGATATGCAATTCAAAGAAGAAGGACAGGATCATCGAGGCGGGGACGTGAAAAAAAATTACATCCCCCCCGTTAAAAATTTTTGGTGAGGCGGTCGGCTTCAC